AAGGTGGGTCTAAATAGACAAAATCCCCCTTGTTCATGTTTTTGAATGCTTCTCTAAAATCACATTGTCTAAATTGAACATTTTTAATCAGTTCACTGACGCGTGTCAATTCTTCACCTGAAATCATTACTGGTGTAGTTTTAGGATGTCCATATGGTACATTAAACCCATTTGGTCCTTCTCTATACACACCACGGAAACACATTTTGTTTAAAAAGATGAATGTCGCCGAACGCTCAGGTGTTTCTTCTTTTTCTGTATTAAATCTCTTTCGAATCCAGTAATAGTAATTCTCTTTAGATTTCACAGCCTCTTCCAATGTTTCCGCCTTGCGATTAACTTCCAACCCTTCACACTTCTCATACTCCTCATACAAGGATTTTAGATGACCATGTACAATTTGTGGTTGAGATTGTATGTTTTTGTAGAGTGCAATGAGTGACCCATTAAGGTCGTATGCACATACTTTACCTGAAACTAATTCCCTCGACAATACGGAGAGAAGGACACTTCCACCACCCACGAAAACTTCGTGATAATCCTTCATTTTGGTTGGAAATGAACCTAAGACATCCTCGATAATTTGAGTTTTACCACCGACCCATTTAATGAAGGGTTTCATATTCTAAATTGAAATTAAAGTTTTAAGCTCTTCTATAGTCATGGAAGAGATTCGTAAGAATCACAATGACGCTAAGAGAAATCTTATACAGTCTGTCTCGAGAGAAGGAGAACACATTCTCGATGTAGGGTGTGGTTTCGGTGGAGATCTTCAAAAATGGCACAAGTGTGGAGTCAATATAAATATGTGTGACCCCGAGCCATCCGCCCTTGAGGAGGCTCGTTTACGCGCGAAAAATATGCATATGCGTGTCAATTTCTACGAGGGTGATATTCATGACTGTCCACATAGAACATTCAATGTCGTGTGTTTTAACTTTTCATTGCATTATATTTTTGCTAGTAAGAGTCTATTTTTCAGTTCTATTCGTGAAATAAAAAAACGTATAAAACCTGGTGGAGTTCTAATTGGTATCATTCCAGATTCTGAAAAAATAATTTTTAAAACACCATTGATTGACGAGAGTGGTAATTTTTTCAAACTAAAAGACCATGGAAATGGTGGTTTTGGTGAGAAATTGTTTGTAAACCTAGTTGATACACCTTACTACGCCGACGGACCAAAATCAGAACCTGTGGCTTTTAAGGACCTATTAATTACACACCTAGAAGAGTTGGGGTTCAGTTTACAACTTTGGGAGGGACTCACAGGAAATCCCATCTCAGAGTTGTATAGTAAATTTATCTTTGTATATAAAAGATGATAGCGTTGATTCTATTATTGTTCCTCAATTTAGTCATTCTTTACAAAACCAGGGAACCTCAGGAACTTCTCGAAGTCAAGGAGAAGTATCGTATTCTCAGGGAACATATCCGCGATACAGGGAATGAGAAATATAAAATGCTTATTCATCCTACACCTATAACCGGTATGAAAAAGATGAAGGATTCCGTTGGGTCTAATACAAACAAGGGGGGTGAAATAGTTGTATGCTTGAATGGGAAGACGAATGAAATTTTCCATGTTCTCATACATGAGTTAGCTCACTCAACAGTGGATGAATATTCACATTCACAAGAATTCTGGAATAATTACATTGAACTCCGGGACATGTGTGTACATCTAGGTATTTACCAGCAAATACCACAGAAAACAGAATTCTGTGGTCAGCACATTCAGGATAAATAATCTCAGTCTAGTTTAAATGAAGACACCGGTGAACATTCTACTTACCGCCATTGCATACTGGTTGGTACTGTACGCCACCACCCTTGTACCTCTAATTTCTAAGAACTACTATTTGAATCTCGTCTGGATGACTGTTATGATACCAAACATCATTCGTTTCGCGATTGGTAACATCCCCCGTCTCGCTGTAGACAGGGTATTCTTCCTTTCGGCTACATTTATTGCGTTAATTGCTACTTTCATTATTAACCAAATTTCTAAAGAGACGAAGGATGCTATTAAAGACCACAAAGTTGGCACTAACGAGAAGCTTAAATTGAGCGCCTTGTTAGCGGGGACATTCACTATTGGTGTACTCGCAACGTATTATTCGGGTATTGATAACTCGATTTACAGTAATATGGGTTGGGAACGACCTGTTTAGGGCTTGATGACATAGTCCTTCATTATGTAAAAGACTACACCAGCCACCACACCGGTGGTGGCAAGGCCAACCATACTCCTACCCCCTTGTTCGTTAAGGAACTTGGGGATAGAAGTCGCCAACCTGTCCTGAATAGGCTTGCTGATAGCAAGGGCAGCACACGCCGCCACTAGGGCAGCAGCCATCTGCTCGTCAGTGAGGTTTAGGGGGTTCTTACTCTCGGGCTTCTCCGCCTGGCCATTAGCACCATGCATTCCCTGGGGTTGGGGAGCGGTCATCTGGGGCATCATACCCTGCATGCGGGGCTCTTCAGTCATCTGGGGTGGGTCCATCATAATATCATTAATTGGTGTAGAATCCATCGTCTCTTTACTTTGACTCACATTTTTTTCAGGTTGATTGTACGCTTGGCTGGGAACAAAAGCATTGGAAGGTTTGTTGCTGACTAACGGAACCATTCCTTCACCGTCATCTGCCAAATTCATGGTCGTCATTCGATCCGATGCCATTTAATATACCCATATTTTTTTGAACTTTTATCGAGACGCACCTATTTTCTCTTGGTGATTGTGAGGGCAGTTTTCTTCGACGCCTTCTTTGCATCTTCTTCTTTCTGATCCATGTGTTTGGGATTATACATCTTTTGATGAAGTCTCCAGAGGTCTGGACCACCTACCCTGAAGTTTTTCCTTAGGCTCGCCTTGTACCAAAATACACAATCCTGTATCTTGTTAGACTTTACTGTATTATCTAACACGAGACATTCGTAATTTTCAGTACAAGCATCCATCACTTTATTGAACATGTCGAAATTTGGAAAAATACCAAAGAATGATTTATACAACTTTTCTCTATTCTGGAGAATGTTCTCCCTGAGAAGAAAGACATAATCAACATTTGCTCGAAGTGCTGGAGGTAAATCCATACAGTATTGCATCGTCAGCATGAAGAAAATCTTCCAGTGACGCCCATTCATAAAGCATTGTCGAATACACGTATCTTTGAGAAACTTATTGTCATACATACAATCATCTAAAAGCATGAAAGCACCACAGTTCTTTTTACCACTACCCACCAACTTACGCTGTCTCGCCATGACTCTTTCGATAGCCTCCCTGTCGTAATCACCATACACGAATAAGTCCGGAATGAATTCTGAATAAAAGTGATTCCCCTCTTCTGTTCCTGAAAGAACAATACCCGCAGGGAGATGTTTCTTATGGTACATGATATCTTTCACCAGGGTCGACTTACCAGTATTACGCTTTCCAATAAAAACACATACCCGATCGTCTGTGATACTCTCAGGTTTGAATTTCTTCAACTGGAGATTCATTCTACTGTAGTGTTTCGTTTTATTTAGTAAAATTTTACTCATATACAATAGGAATGGCTGGTCGTCTGAGACTTGCTGCCACTGGAGTACAGGACGAATGGCTTACGGGTGAACCACAGTTTTCGTATTTCCTGACAAAGTTTAAAAGACATTCAAAGTTCTCATTCGATTTCATTGAAAGTCAGTTTAATGGAAATATAGACTTTGATAGTACCATAACATGTAGAATACCTGGGGACAAAGGTGATTTAGTTAAGAACCTTACGTTGAAGATAACTCTCCAAGACCCAACCCCTGAAAGTGATGGCGCTCCAAATAATGTTATATGGTGTCCTTCTGTTATCACTCATCTAATTGAGCATGCAGACCTTCTTATAGGGGGGCAACTGATTGAAAGAATCACAGGAGAGTATATTTATATGCATCAACAACTCTATAACACAAGCGACGATATAGACCAGACACTATACTTTTTAAATGGGCATGGTAATATTTTGAGTTATGCTTCCGGAACGAATTACACCTATTTCTTAGAACTTCCATTCTACTTTTATAGAAATCCATCCCTAGCTATACCAACGTGTGCCCTAACAAAACAAGTTGTGGAGGTTAGAATTAAGACCAGACCTCTTTCTGAACTCATATTTGGTGGTCCTCAAGGGGGTGAGATTGCTTCGATTCCGAAGTTCTCAATGGATACAGAGTTTATCTATGTATCCCCAGATGAAAGTAATTTCTTGAAGTCGAGACCTTTAGATTATCTCATTACACAGGTGCAAATGTCTAAATTCAAGATGAAGAGTGGTGATACTACAAAATCAGTTATGCTCAACTTCAAACACCCAGTGAAAGAACTTTTCTTTGTTTCTCAATCTGATGTTTCTTTTCAAAACAATTACCCAAATGAATATAATACGATAACAAATGCTGAACTTCGATTCAATAACGAGGTAGTGTTCAACCAAAATACAAAGTTTCTTGCATACGAACAATCCCTAAAACACCATGTAAATTCACCATACTCTGGTACAAATACACCTGGTGCTCCATTTGGGGTTGACAAATTCGGTCCAGCTAAGTTTGGTATGTACTCGTTCTCACTCAAACCTGAGGTCTATTATCCAACAGGACAGGTTAACATGAGTCGTATAGCGCACAAACTGCTTAAGATAACAATTGATCCCAAATTTGTAGCGAGTGATAGTGATACACGTATATATGCCGTCAATTACAACATATTAAGAATCAATAGTGGATTAGCTGGTTTAAAATTTTAGATTGATATAGTAGTAATGGCTGGTGAACTTCAATTGGCATCTTCAGGGCCTCAAGAGAAGTTCTTTACATTGGACCCAGACTACAGTTATTTTTTGGAAAGTTTTAAAAAACATACAAACTTTTCAAATCAATATGTTGATCTAGATCCAGAGAATGAGGCTGACTTTGGTAGTACAGTCAAGTTTAGAATCCCCCAAAATCAAGGTGATTTATTGAAAACCTTGAGTTTAAAGGTCACTTTACCTGAAATTATCTTAGCAGGGGGTTGTTATGTAGAATCAGCTGGACACGCCCTCATAGAACATGTAGACCTAATCATCGGTGGTAAGGTTATTCAGCGTTTGACAAGTGATTATCTTCAAATTTATTCCGAACATTTTGTTACCCAAACGAAACAACTAGCACTTGAAGAGTTGATTGGTAAGTTTCCAGAGAGAACGGCACATATACGTGTTTCAAACCCTCTGATTGCTGCCCGAAACGCTTTAGGAAATGAGGCAGATATCAGTTTTTTTGTAGACCTACCATTTTACTTTTACAATCACCCAGAACTTGCCATACCTCTATGTGCTATAAACCATCAGGAAGTTGAGGTTGAATTCAAATTGCGGAATGCGCAGGATATTGTTATTCTAACAGCTGGAGATTATGCTGACATTTCAGGGGAGACAAAGAAAATTGTAGATTTCCAGCTCTGTACAGAAGTCGTGCATTTAGACTGTGAAGAAAGGATTAAATTTCAAAAAACAAAAAGAGACTATCTCATTACCCAAATTCAGGAAAATGTATTCGATGTAGGTGTGGGTGTAAACACTGGAAAGTTTAAACTAGATTTCATAAATCCAGTGAAAGAGTTATATTTCGTTGTTCAGAGACATGGGAGTAATGTCAATGCTACTGGTGGGTACGAAACAGGTATTGGTAAACCCACTATAGCAAATTCAAACTTCGAGGGAAACTTCGTTACCCCATTTGATTATGATGGTTTACTCGAAGAAACTGGGAATAAGTATATACTTTGGGAGAACTTGGACCATCTTGCACTTACCCTCGATGGTCAGGAAATCATTACCAGGGATACAGGGACAATGCCTTTTCTCAAGGCTGTACAGGCGGCCATACATCACTCAAAAACCCAACTTATTAGACGTTTCTATTCATATAGTTTTGCTTTACAGCCAGAAGAGTGGTATCCAACGGGTCAGGTTAATTTCAGTCTCGTAAAAGAGCAAATATTAGACCTAAGTCTTACACCATGTATAGATTTTCCAAGACAAGTTCGAGTATACGCTGTAAACTACAACATCCTTCGTGTAGGTGAGGGAAGTGCGAAAACTATTTTTGATCTCAAATACTAAAGATGAATATGCAAACTGGCTTCGGTGATGGATGTGATGGTATGATTGAGCAGTACATCCAAACCATGACCAATATTCTCCTCCCCGTCATGGAACGGAGTACGCTACTTGCAGCTGAATATTCCAAAGCCTGTGGAAGAGATACACTTCTCCCAGAAGATATGGAATATGCGATGAAATACAGTGCTATGTACACAGTTGGTCAAACAGTTGGTTCTATGTTTCCTGAAATATATCAGGAAGAAGAGGAAGAATCCGATGAAGAATCTGATGAAGAAATGGAAACCGTCCCCCCAGAAGACTGTCCCCCATTCGAGAGATATTCAGGAAATGACTCAACATTTCTCCAGATGAACGAAGCCCATGATAGATGGGAAAGTTGGGTGCCTCAAAATCCGACAGAACACATGTTAAAAAATGCTATTAATAGTAATGAGCATCTCAGAACCTGAAGCATGGACGTTCTCAGATACTAAATTACATATATCTAATTTAGATTCAAGCTCTAGTGATGATTCATCAGATGATGAACAACTTTTTTCAAAAACAAAGACACTCAAAGGTAAGCGGTTTAAAAAAATAGTAACAAAAGAAGAAGTTACAAAAGAGTAATTATTTTCCTGTCGTATAGTATAACAAACACCATGTCGGCCGCCGCTCTCCAAACCGTAAACCTTGTCACCCAGGAACTCCAGTCCCAGACTCTCAACTCCATTGTTGGTGGTTTCTCGTTCGCCGCGGCTATGTCGTGGATGGACTTCGTCCGCTGGACCATCACCCAGATCGTCAAGGTCCCCAAGAACGGTGGTGCCCAGTACGCGCTCACCGCGGTGTTGACTTCCCTCCTTTCCGTGGTTGTCTTCTTGGTCATCTCCAGGATCACTGGTAAGACTGCTAAGCCCGCGCAGCCCGTCTACGCGATAACCCGCTAATCGGTTTAGCTTTCATAAAGAATAGAAGGAGTAGACCAACTAAAACAATTAATCCAATATATAAATACTCCTTTCTCCACTTATAAGTATTCTTCACAATCTCAGGAATACTTATTATTGGCTCTTCCTTTTCAACCTTCTTGGGTTCTTCTATAGGAACTTTTGGTAAATTTTCCAATTTATCTGTGGATCCCGAGATTTCAAATTTCAGTATATGGTCTTGATTTCTAAAATCGTACGGAATCAAACGACCATGACTCATATAGAAAAACTCAATTTTCACATCCTTTATCATCTTCTGTACTCCAGAGTGAAAGTGGTGCACCAATTTATCGTCAGTACCGCTAAAGTTTATAGAATCAGTCCCATCTAGAAGTATATGACCCGTGTAGAAAGGGGTTGATGTGTACACAGTTTGTGTAAATTCATCAGACCCTGTAGTTAGTTTTAATATCAAAGAATTTGGACCATCTAGATTGATTGCACCTGAACGAAGTACTTTACCTGTAGATGTAAAGTCTTTAGAGCTGAAACCCATAAGTTGGTGAGGGGTTGTAAGAGGTGAAGCATTACTCGAATACCCGTTCGTACCACTATAAAATTGAAGTGTAAAATTACCACCACTGGCGTGTGTATTAGAAAATACTAATGAATCCGTCTCTTCATCAAAGATAACACTATCTATATGGGTATTAGCAGGGGCAAGTTCTATATCGAGGTCTGTAGCTAATACATACCCATTTGAATAATTCGTTTCATTTAGGGTGATAGATACACCATCTACTTTGAATGTCTTATTCGTAGCACATGTCATCAACTGGGGTGTTGGAATACGAGCAGACACAAGTTTGATATTAGAAATATCATAAATTGGGTTATCTAAATTGACTACATAACTATTGGCGTATGCGTATACACTTGTATCTCTTTCACTGCTATCTATGTTAAGGGTGTGGACCTTCATTAAAATACATGGACAATATTTTAATGACTGTTTTTGTCTATTACAAACCAATTTTCTACTGATAAAGGGAGTGCGCGAGTGGGTTATTCTGGAGTTGTCTCTTAGCGATGCCTAGGTCCTTAGTGTTAGGATTCGCATTACCCTTGTAAGAGTTGAACTGGTGGAAAGGTTTTTGCTGGTAGTTTTGACTCCAGCCACCATTCGCGGGGGCAACACGACCATCAATACGGGTCGTATCACTACGAACTGCTGTAAGGGCACCACCCTGCTTGAGGGCACTCTCACGAACATTCATGCGACCAGCATTACCCATCCGGTTTGGTTTACCTCTGCGGTCTTCTGGGCGGAATCCATATTTCATGAGTTCCTCGTTGGTCTTGGCAGTTACCTGAGCGGCGACACCCTGTGTGTACGCACCATGATGACTGTTAATACCTGGGGCTGGCCTGTTTCCATATGCATATTGTTCATCGTTACGATCACTCTTAAATCTGGTGGGGTCTTGGGCCAGGGTCTGCGCGGAAATGAAACGCTTAGCACCATTGAAACCTAACCCATCGTTGCGAAAGCCAGTTTCTGAGCGGTTGGTGGTACGCTTAGTTCTCTCGTGCTCGTTGCGTGGAACCACCCCAGTCATACCTTGAGCACGTCCAGCCATGGTGGGTCTCCTCGATGGGAGGAAAGCGGTAGTTTCGGGTTTATTGTGAGTAAGCTGACCAACGACAGCGGAGCGACCACCAGTGACATCAGCGGCGGGACCGGTGCGTCCTGGAAGTGAGGTCAACTTGTACTCACCAACATTCACAGGGTTGACCCTGAAAGTTTGCTGGAAACCACCGACTGCGGGTACACTGGGGTCCACACCTAAACCTGGACCAACCATCTGCTTTTCAACTGGGGAAAGGTTGTTCATACGACCATTGTCATACATGCGGTTTCTCATGTTCAGGATTTCTTCACCACCACTACGTTGTTGCATGGTGATATCTCCAAAACTCTCCATCTCCCTCTTGTGTGGAACCTGGGCTGTAGGTTGAAAGTTATTAGATTCTATAATTTCTGGGTTTTTCATTGCTGGTGGTTCAGCGACAGAAACTTTTGGTGGCTGGGACTTGATACTCAAGTTCCTCCCCGCAAATACAAGACCGGCAACGGCCATGAGTGATATAGGATCAGCCATTCTTACTTCTTATTAACATTTTTATTAAGGTACCTTTGCTGGAACAGACCATTCTGGACATCAGCTCTGGTGCTCGAAGGTTCATAACTCATCGTGCGAAGGGGAACCTTACATTCCATATTGCTTAGGGGAAACAGGTTTCGCTCATAAGTCTGTACGATATGCTTGTTAAATCGGGAAGTAGATTGAGGGCGGAGTTGATCACTTGTCTCAATATATTGTGCTGGGGAACCCTTACCCGCCATGTATGGGGCAGTACCGTACAACATAGTGTTGGGACGGCAACTGCCACAGTTGAGGCTACCGGGCTGGGGGTATACAAAAATTTCATCGGTCGCTTTTACGGCGGGTAGAGCACCCGAGTTTTGAACAATGGAAAGTCCAGGTTGAAGCTGGTACGCCATTTATTATTACACAAGAATATTTATCTAAGCAGTGCCCGGTGTTCCCCTAGACATACCTGAGCGTTTGTCACCATCTGAACCTAAACCACTAAAAGCCGACAATTGAACACCCCTAGCATTGGGGTCACAAAATCGGGTATCACTCTTGCACATTGGTGCATTTTTTTTACCATAACACGCCTCCGCGAAAGCTGTTTGGTCTCCTGGGATATTAGTCACTGGGTTCGAAACAAACTGACGTTCCATAGCATTGCGAAGGTACTTGGGCATAGGAGTACGAGAACGTCCTGCATCATATGGGATACGGTCGCTACTATAGGCCTGAACGAATGGTTTGACTGTGGGGTAATAACACGCCTCCAATCTATTAGGCGCATCGGTATAATCAGTGATAAGAACGTTTCCCATGGGGTTGTCTTGGGTGGGCATTTGACATGACACACCTTCAACCGAACCACCATAGGTTTCCTTAACCATTCTAGACTTATAAAGAACATACACAACACCCAACACCGTCGCACCTAATACGAATACACGTGGGTCACGTCGAATGACATAGAGTATAGTGCACACATAAATGATAAAACGAGAAGCAGCGTTTACCCGGTCTTCTGGTGATTGCTCACCTGTTGGCCAAAATTGGGTCACCTGGTCAGCATCAAAAAGCTGCTGAGGATCATCGAACCAAGCTTTCATTTAATATATGTGGAGGTTTAATTTTTTGGGAGACCCTTCAACATGTTGCCCATCATTTTCATGAGAGCATCCTGGTCGAGTTCACCATCTCCGTTCTGCATACTATCAGCTACACCTTTGGCAATAGTCTCGATTTGAGAGAGTGTACCCTCGGGAAGAGAGGTGATAGTAGTACCAAGCATGTATAGGGTTTGAAGATACTGCCAAGTAGCACCCTTGGTGCCATCACTCATCTTAGACCAGTACCGCTTGATATCAAGTTCCTTGAGAAAGTCGATAGTTTCAATTTCCTCGAGAAGAAATGTCTCATCCTTCGCAGAAATCTTATCCGCGTAAGGAGAAACACCCTTCATATATCCATCTACAACAAGACGGGGGTTGGTCGACTTGAGTAGGTCGAACGAAGTGAGCATTTTCTTAATGCCTTTTTCCTCTGGAAAAGTCTTGTGCAATTCCACAAGAAATTGACTCATCATATCATTGAACGCAGTGACGGATGCCATTTTCTTATTATATTGGTGTAATCTTTAAGTTTAGAAAGGCTCATTTGAAATAACCTCCTTTTTACCTAAACCGCCTGACACTATGAAAAACACTAGAATCGCATTGAGTACAGCGGGTTTCGTGTATTTGTTGAGTTCGAGCTTACCTTCATTATTCAAGTACGCCTTGAGATGAATATAAGTGGCGGTTATACCAGCTGCAATTAGGGCGGCACTCACTG